GGAGTCGGGTCCGTATTCGTCGATGATCTGCTGGTAAACGGCCTTGTCAGTTCCCTCCACACTTCGGGCGTCGACAGTCTTGGTTCGCCAGAACTCTCGCTTGCTGTTGAAGCACTCATAGAAGTAGCCGCTGTTACGGCGAGGGTTGCTGAAAGCAAGCCAAAAACGATTAGGCGTGTTCTCTGTAAAGAAGCCGCTAGCCACTGACCATATGCCATCGTCGATACCACTCGCCTCGTCGAACACCAGCATGACGCCGGCGAAGTTGTGGACGCCCGCGTAGGCGTCGGGGTTTTCAGCCGACCACAGCCGCCCCTCAACGCCCCAGTAGCGCGTGCCCAGCTTCAGATCGCGCTCGACCAGCTCCGCAATCCACTTGGCCGGCAGCACGCGGGTGGCGCTCACCTCGAACCAATGGCTGTTCAAGGCCATGCTCAGCCACTTCGTGATCTCGGCCCATGTGACGCTGCGGAGCTGCGCCTCGCTGTTGGCCGACACGATGGTCGTGGACCCGATCCGGGTCGTCAGCATCCAAATGACCAGCCAAGAGACTAAGGCAGACTTACCGATACCGCGGCCCGAACTGGTCGCCATGCGGAACGTATTGAAGTCCACCTGACCGTTGTTCGCCCGTATGTGGTCCCGCAGTTCGGTCAGCACCTCGCGCTGCCACTTACGCGGCCCCTGGTGATGCTCCAGCGGCGTGCCGGGCTTACCCCACGGAAACGCCATCCTCACGAACGTCAGTGGGTCGTCCTTGACCTGCGACGCCCATAGCGTCGCCATGAGCTTCTGTTCGTCCGTCGCTGAAAATATCGGCGCTTGCATCCAAAACGATCCCTTCGATCACCCGCTGCTTCGCCTCTTCAAGCGCCGCGGTAATAGATATGGTCTGGTTGACCTCGACCTGCACGGACTGCGGCGCGGTCCACTTGTGGGCATACTTCAGCATGTCCATAGCCGCCTTGGTGTCGCCGCTGCGGGCCGCGATCATCATAATGCCGGCCAGCTCGGCCTCGCCGTCAGCGCGGCCCTTCTGCTCGAAATGCTCTGCGATAGGGTCGAGCTGCACCAGCGCCCGATACTCGTGTGGCGTGAGCCCCGCCGCCAACGCCAGCGAGTCGCCCTTCAGACCTTTCTTGGCCGATTCATAGATGCGCGTCAGCACGGCCTCAGTGGCCTTTATAACGCGCGGTTCGTAGGGGAGACTTTCAAACATAAAGTTTTTTACCCTATTTTCCCGCGGACGCATAGGGGCGGGTATCTGGTGTATAAATCATCGCGGATTGTTTTTGCCTCTTCTAGTGTTTTTGCCCGCTTACGTATTCGTTTTCCTTGGAACAGCATTTCTACGCAATATCTATTACCGTCACGGTATATATTGCGCATGTCGCTGTCGCCAACATAAAGATATGTATTTTGTAATGGCGTCACTAAACGTAGATTATGAATTCTATTGTCGGTTTTATTGCCGTTTATGTGGTCTATAGTCATATTATCTGGAACATGCGCGCCATGGACCCACAACCACACTAGACGATGAAGCTTATACTCTCGGCGTTTTACAGTTATTCTTAAATATCCATTCCAAGTCTTTGACCCGGCGGGCTTGCCTTTCAGGTTAAAACATTCGCCTGTCTCCGGGTCTATGCGGAGACATTGTTTTAGTTCGGATTGCGTTATCAGTTTCATTTTTTTAGTGTAGGGGGAGTGGGGGAGGCCGTCAAGTTGAAAATTTTTAAAAAATTTCGTGCAATGTCTGCGTAAACTTTAAGGGATGGTCGCGGGCGCGGCCCCCCCCGTCATGCGCGCCTGCCACGTTCGCGCACGGTCGCGTGCTATGCGGCTTGGTCCATGCTTGTTACGTTATAACATCGCATCACTTGTGCGTAAGTGCCCAACCTCTTGGTAGTCTACCAAGGCGTTAGGCGGTTAGGTTGTTAGGCAACCATGCGCGACATACCGATCGCATGCATTTCCTTCACGCGGTGAAGGTTTTCGGCTGGTGCGAGCGCCAGCGCCGCGACTGATTTGGTAGGTTACCAAGTGCAAAGAATTAACACCTACCCAAAACCCACCCGAAAGATAACGGCAAATCTATTTCACATGTGTTTATCTGTACATAACTTAGGTGATTTTAAGCGCCGCAACCCACTGAAACGACTGGCAAAAAGTCGGTAGGTTGTTTTAAACCGCCTATCCGGTTCGGCCCATATATTTACTTATATTAGCTATATATAATATATTATTTTTTATTTGTAATATACATATACCTACCTACAAAAGCATAACGCATTGATATCCGGGCACCTCCGTTGTGTCTCCCGCCACCTAACAAACACCTATTGACATTCGCTCTACTTGTGTCTACATTACACAAATCAACCACGGAGCTAGTCCAATGCTAACAACCCTCGAAGCCCTGCAAACATTCGCCGCGTGCGGTCTGATCGCCGCGATCATCGCCGCTATCGTCACGCCTTGATAGGAGAACCACCATGGAACTGGAATATATCGTAACGCTGCACCGTGAAGGGCAAGCCGTGTGGCGCGCCCGCGTCCCTGCCAAGCAATGCGGGCTCGTGGGCGACTACCATAACGGTCTGCCCTACCAGCCGGACGCGGACGCTCTTACAAAGGCGCTCCCGCACTCGCATAAGAAAGCGTTCGAACGTGCGCTAGGGTGGTGGCAAACGCACTTCCCAGGCTCGCGCCCGGTCCCGCTAAAGTGCGAGCTAACCAGCACCAAAGGCTACGGGATAGGCGTGCTGTTCGCCACGCCCGACTGGCCGGTTGTGTAATATCGGCATATACTGTAACAAACACACAAAGGAACGACGACAATGGACGATAGATTGAAAGAAACCGGCCGCAGCGCATATGCGTCCATCTCGCAGATGGTGGCGGCGCTAGAGGTTGACTATGATCGGCTTATGGAGCTCCGAGAGGAGCGCCAGGCGTTGCTCGACATGATTGCGGACGCTGAATCGCACGAGAAAGCCGACGCGCGCGCCGAACTTGCCCAGTGGGACGAAGAGAACAAAGACGAACTGGACGAACTAAGCGCCGACGCCGGAGAGTGTGTAAGCTTGGAAGAGGCGCAAACGCGAATCCAGGAAGACGCGCTATTAATCGAAGTCCGCAGCGGGTGGTGCGCGCTGGGCGACACGCTAGAGGCGGGGGAATTTAGCATTCTGCTAACCACGGGAGGCCCGGCCGTGTGGATTCGCGGCGAGCTAGACGACAACCGCGAGCCTTCCCGCGCATGGTTAGAGGTTCAGGACTGGGGGACGCCTTGGACGCGCTACTATGACGCCTCGCAAGAGGTGCTGCTCGCCTATGCGCGGTGTTTCTATTTCGGAGAGTGAGCTAATGTCAAAATACAAGCCAATGCCGATAGCCGTGGCGCTACGCCAGCGCCGCAAGCAGCTACGGCTGTCACAAGCCGTAGTCGCAGAGAAGGCCGGTTACAACGCCAACGCCATTTGGGCTTGGGAAACCGGTTACTGTAAACCGTCAATCCCGCGCCTAATGGACTGGTGCGGGGCTCTGGGACTCGAGCTAACAATAAAGGTGAAAGATGGATAACCCCCGCGAAATCTTGAGCGACTCACTCGTGAAGCAAATCTCCCGCTTGCGGGCGGATCTCGAAACTGAACGCGCTTGGAAACGGGCGAACATTATCATCGCAGAACAGCTAGTCGACATTACGAAAGAGCTAAACGAACTAAAGCTAAAGTATTACGATGCCGAACGACGCTTGCGGCTTAAAGACGAACTGATTCGCAAGCTCACGAACGAGGCGACGCAATGATCGACCTGGAAATGGACACGCGGGCGCTAGAGGCCCTGCTAGACTACTTGGCGCTACAGCCCCGGCCGGGGCTTGTAGACGAAGCCTATAAGGCCCTACGCGAGGCGCATGACAACGCCGCGGAGGAGTATTGGATAGGAGTGTGGAATGGAAACTGAATATTTTTTCGACGAACTGCAAATCCTGCCCGGCGCGTGTTTGTTCGCGTCCGGCACGGCAACCGTCGCCTATGAGATAGGCGAGCCTGAGCCCGACGTGGGGATCATGTCGCGCTACGTTGAGGCCATCGAAGTGCTGTCTATCGAACTGGACCCTTACGAGTTCGACGACAAGGGCGTTGTACTGGCCAAGTCTGATCCGCTCTACGGCTTGATAGAGGCGGCGCTGCACAAGGGCGATAGACTCCGCGAGCATTGTATTCAAGACCAGGAGGCATGGTGATGGATTCTAAAACGCTAACCGCCCTGAAATCCTCGATCGAACACTGGCGAGAGA